AGGATATGGAAGAAAAATTTATACAGATATTTAGTGGGTTCTCTGAGAACTATGGCCAAGCTGACATGCAACGGCTTGAAGTAGATCCTATCTCTAAAAAACAAAAACCTGAATACAGATGGGCACAACAAGAATTAACAGACGAAGCATACAAAGAACATTTAGTTGGAACAAAGTCAATTGGTATACAACCTTGTAATGAAAAGAATCACGCACGATTCGGTGCAATAGATATTGATCCTCAAGAATATATAAACTTCGATAGAAAATTTTATTTAGATAAAATAAAAGAATATGATTTACCAATCATACCTATACTATCTAAAAGCGGTGGGTTACATTTATATGTATTCACATCAGACTTTATACCTGCAAAAATTATAAGATCATTTCTTACAAACTTAATACCAATATTTAATTTAAAACCTGAAACAGAAGTATTTCCAAAGCAAACAGAACTTGTCAAAGATAATGAGACAGGGGAGATGAACAAAGGAAACTTTATTAACCTACCATATTTTAAGAAGACAGAACGAAGAGCTCTAAACTATGATGGTACAGAGTTTACATTTGAACAATTTATAAAAGTTGTAGAAGAAAATTTTATAACAGCAGAAAGAATAAAAGAAATAGATGACAGCTTAGAGAAAAAAGTTTTAGAAGGATCTAATGCAGAGTTTAGCGATGGTCCACCATGTCTAGCAGCATTATCAAAAAATAAATTATCTGATGGTAGAGACAGGTTTCTTTATAACTATATGGTGTTTGCTAAAAAGAAATACCCTGACAATTGGGAAGAGAAAGTAATGAGTGCACCTGTACTATACTTTGAAGATTCAGTTGCTTGGTCTAAACAAAAACTTACACAGAAGATTAGATCATGGAAACAAAACTACAAAGGTTATACATGCAACCAAGATCCAATCGCACAACATTGTATGCGAGGACTTTGTGTTAAAAGAACTTTTGGTATAGCATCTGACTTTCAAGATTCTTATCCATTGTGTGCTAACCTAGAGAAAGTTGATCTTGAACCAGAACCAGAGTATAACTTTGATGTGACTTTACCTGATGGTCAAACTGTACGACCTGTACATTGTAAAACAATAGAACATTTAACTGACCAAAGAAAAAGAAGAAACTCAATAGCAAAGTATGCAGGTTTTGTACCACCATTACAGAAAGGTGGTGATGATCAAAAAGTATTAGACGCATTATTTAAAACACAAAAAGTTATGCCACCACCCGTAGGCACAACACCAAAAGAAAAACTACACGACAATGTTTATCAAAAGATTATAGGACCCGAAGCTAAGAACGATGCATCATTTAAAACAGGTACAACTTTGATTCAAGAAGGTTATGCATATTTTAAATTTGATGTGTTCTACAAAAGATTAAAAAACAAAGGGTGGAGATACCAAGAAGATAAGACAGGATCAATGATGCTCAAGATATATAAAGATTGTGAAATAGATTTCTTAGATCAAAAAAGATTTCCTACAACACAAAAAGGTAAACACAATAGTCCTACTAAAAATGTTGTAATGATATCAGTTAAAAAATTCGACAAGATAAAAATCTATCACAAAGTAACTGAACACAAAAAGGATATACTATGATCAGAAAGATACTAGGACCACCAGGCACAGGTAAAACTACAAAGCTATTGAAGTATGTACAGACTTTTTTAAAACTAGGTACACCGATAGAAAGAATAGGATACTTTGCTTTTACTAAGAAGGCAGCTACCGAAGCAAAAGAAAGAATGCTTAAGTTGTTTCCACAATATGGTTATAGAGATCTTAGACATTTTCAAACTTTGCACTCACTAGCATTTACAAGTTTAGGTATGAAGAAAGATAATGTTATGCAGTCAGAACATTATGAAGAGATAGGTAAGACAATTGGTGTACAGGTATCTGTATACAAAGGCGGTGAAGAAGAAACAGGATACATAGATTCAGATAGTGAATACTTTAACTTGATAAACATTGCACGGATTAAAGACGTATCTACGAAGGATGAATACGATACTGATTTATACTCTGATGATATGGATTACAATCTAGTAGAAATTATAGAAGCAGAACTTAACAATTATAAAAAGTCTTTTGCTTTGTATGACTTTACAGACATGATTGAAAAATTTATAGGGTCAGAATTATGTCCTAAGTTTGATGTAGTATTTATTGATGAAGCACAAGATCTATCACCGATACAATGGAAGATGTACGATATTATAAAACAAAATACAAAGACAATGATTCTTGCAGGAGACGATGACCAAGCAATATATGGATGGGCAGGAGCAGATGTACAAAGATTCCAGGAAGAACCTGCAAAAGAAAAAATTCTACCACAATCATATAGAGTTCCAATCAGAGTTCAACAAGTAGCAGACTCAATCATATCTCAGATAGACACAAGGATCATGAAACTATGGAACCCTAGAAATGAGGAAGGACATTGTGAAGAAGTCTATGATCTAGATGAAGTTGATCTAACACAAGGCAAGTGGTTAGTTCTTGCAAGGACAAACTATCGTTTAATAAAAATGAAACCCTATCTAATGGAGCGAGGCATATACTTTGAATACAAAGAACGAAAAAGTTTTAGTGCTAAACTATGGAAAGCGATTAGAGATTTTTCAAGGTGGACATCGGGTGCACAACTTACAGCACCTGAAATAAAAGATATATTTGATTACACAGGCCATGAGTTTGTAGGCGAAGAACATTTAAGTTATGACTGTGAATACTTTGATATTGATTCAAACGATACATGGTACGAATTGTTTAACGCAGACCCCGAACAAGTTTTATACATAAGACAAATGTTAAGTAACAAAGAAAAACTTTCTGAAGGAGCAAGAGTAAAACTATCTACAATACATTCAGCTAAAGGTGGAGAAGCTGATAACGTATTATTAATTTTAGATAATACAGAAAAGATACGTGAAGCAATTGAAAAGAGTCCTGAGAAAGCAGATGAAGAACATCGAGTTTGGTATGTGGGAGTTACTAGAACAAAACAAAACTTATACATAATGGCAGCTAAGGAGGATAGATTAGGTTATGACATCGAAGGCATATAAAAAACAAGTTGGAGGATCTCATTATCGAGATATGAAAATTCAACCAAGTCAATTTATAAATGAGAACAAGTTGCCTTTTGCAGAAGGGTCAGCTATAAAGTATATATGCAGACATGCTGCCAAAGGAAAGGAACAAGATATACATAAAGCAATACATTATTTAGAAATGATAATTGAAAGGGATTACAAATGAAGATACCAAAGTTTGAAGCACAAACTGAATGGGTCAAACCTACAGAATTTCCTGACTTAAGAAGAGTTGATGAGATTGCAATTGACTTAGAAACAAAAGACCCAGGACTAAAGGAACGGGGATCAGGGTCAGTCATAGGTGATGGTGATGTTGTGGGCATCGCTGTAGCTACATCTCATTACAAAGGATACTTTCCTATTGCACACGAGGGCGGTGGTAACATGGACAGACAAAGAGTTATGCTTTGGTTAAAAGATGTACTTGAATCTCAATCTACAAAAATATTTCACAATGCAATCTACGATGTGTGTTGGTTGCGAAGACTAGGACTTAAAATAAATGGTGACATTGTCTGTACAATGATAGCAGCAGCGGTCACCGACGAGAACAGATTTCGTTATGATCTCAATAGTTTAGCGTGGCATTACCTTGGCTATGGTAAAAATGAATCAGCCCTATCAGAGGCTGCAGAGAGTTGGGGTATTGATCCTAAAGCAGAGATGTACAAACTACCTGCAATGCACGTCGGCGGATATGCAGAACGGGACGCAGAAATAACACTTGGTCTTTGGCAAGAAATGAAAAAAGAAATATTACATCAAGACCTAGAGGATATCTTTGACCTTGAAACAGAATTGTTTCCTTGTCTTGTTGATATGAGATTTAAAGGTGTACGCGTAGATACTGAACGTGCACATCAAATGAAAAGTAATTTAATAAAACAAGAACAAGATCTATTAAAAAAAATAGAAGGCGAAACAAATATATATCCACAGATATGGGCAGCTAGAAGTATTGCTCAAGTGTTTGAAAACTTAAAGATACCTTTCGAGAGAACAGAGAAAACAGATGCACCATCATTTACAAAAAACTTTTTACAAGAACACGAGCACCCAGTGGTAAGAATGATTGCACAAGCAAGAGAGGTAAACAAAGCACACACAACTTTTATAGATTCTATTCTACGATACGAACACAAAGGTAGAATACACGCAGAAATAAATCAATTAAGAAATGCAGGTGGTGGCACAGTTACAGGCAGGTTCTCTTATCAGAACCCAAATCTTCAGCAAATTCCTGCTAGAAACAAGGATCTAGGACCTATGATTAGGTCATTATTTATACCCGAGGAAGGCCATAGATGGGGTGTATTTGACTATTCTCAGCAAGAGCCTAGGTTGGTAGTGC